CTTCTGCATCGAGGTCGTGCTGGAGTTGCTGGAGGACGAGGACGATGACTACGCTGGCCCTGCCAGCGACCCCCCTGGCTGACCTCCTCCAGCCAGGGGGACTACCCTCCAAAAATAGGGGCTTGACAAGCCGTGACGTCACGCTCTACCATCGTGACATCGGGAGGAACCCAGCCAGACGGCAGGGCCGATAAGAGGAGGAAACGATGAAGAAACTGGCGAAACTCAAGGCAGACCGAAACGCAGTAGCCACAAACCTTGAAAAGGAAAAGGCAGGCGAGGCTCGTGAAGCAGTGATGCGCGTCCTCGGTCGCATCCTTTGGGGACTTGACCGCGAGATTGCGTGGGTTGAATCGGGAAAGAAGCACGCCGACTATAAGCACGACCCCGCTGGCGCACGAGAGGCGGTGCGATGATGCGGACATTCATTCTTGACTCACTCGCAGTCGCAACGTTCATCGCAGCGATGGTGCTGCTCTTGGCACTGGGGAGCATGCGATGAAGTTGGACTACAGCAACTCACCAAAGACGTACACGCGTATCGCAATCAAGAGCGACCGACTCGCTGAAGAGCAGCGGCGCGCACAGGGTTGGATGGACTTGGCAATCGGACTCTGGGGATTCGCGTTCCTAGTGTTCCTGTTGGCGGTTCTGGGCTGATGCCGACGTACGAATACCGCTGCGGGGACTGCGGACACCGAGAGGAACACACGCACTCGATTCAGAACGTCTATAACCCGCGCTGCGAAAAGTGCGGCCGCTGGATGCGGATGGTCTATTCACCGGCGGCGGTGGTTTACAAGGGCGAAGGGTTCGCCAAGAAGGACAGAGCAAGGAAGGAGGGCAAGTGAAGCACGCATCGTTCTTCAGCGGAGTCGGCGGTCTTGACCTCGGCTTTGAGCGTGCTGGCATTGAGACGGTCAGCGTCAGCGAGATTGACCCATACGCCAACGCGGTTTTGGCAGAGCGATTCCCAGACGCTCCGAATCTGGGAAGCATCACGGAGGTGGACGCTAATGACATCCCAGAAGCAGACATCTGGAGTGGAGGATTCCCTTGCCAAGACCTCAGCGTCGCAGGCAAGCGAGCTGGATTCGCAGGCAAGCGAAGCAGCCTCGCCTTCACCTTCCTTGACCTTGTGGAGCAGCGACGACCTCGGTGGCTTGTGCTGGAGAACGTCCCTGGGCTCTTCAGTTCCAACAAGGGGGCTGACTTCGGACGGCTTCTCTATGAAATGGAACAACTCGGGTATGGCGTATCGTGGCGAACTCTGGACGCTCGATACTTCGGAGTCGCCCAACGACGCCGAAGAGTGTTCCTTGTCGCAAGTCTTGAATCCGACCGCGCCGGCGAGGTTCTCCTTGAGTGCGAAGGCTGCGAGCGGCATCCTTCGCCGAGCCAACCGAAGAGGCAAGGTGCTTCCAGCGGCGTTGGAGACGGCACTGGAGTCGTTGGCGCACTCCCAGCAGGAGTTCACGGATTCCCAGATGGAGTCCAAGAGTTCCTTCAAGGACACTTCCGCGTCGTCGGAGAGGATGGCAGGACAATCGGTGCGGCGCCTGACTCCCACGGAGTGCGAGCGGTTGATGGGATGGCCAGACGGGTGGACAATCAGCCAGAAGTGGACACGTTCGGCGCGGAAACCCATCGCGCCCTCCAAGCAAGAGACTGGAAAGCAGGAGTAGCCAATCAAGACATTGGGCAGGAGGGCTTCCTCGTTGGCTATCAGACACGAGCAGACGAGAAGAACGGCAACTTCAGCATTGCCGAGGCAGAGGTGGAGAACTCACTATCGGCGCTCTGGCCAGGCGACACGAGCCATCGCTCGATGACGTTGGTTGCGCCAAGCGAGTCCATCCTCTCGTTCCCGTCGCGCTTCGGAAGCAATGCCAATGTGACCGAGAATCAGGCGCAGTCAATGGCGCACAGTGCTGGAGCTCCAGCAGTCTTCCGCAAGTCATCACGGGCGCAGACCAGCGAGGACTTAGAGACTTGGGTGGAAGGAGATGTCGCCAACACGCTCAACTCGTTTGATGTCGGGGATGTCAGGACAACGCACGCCATTGTAGGTGGCACACAGGATGATGACGCCCTTCTTCCAATCGGTCTGGACTCACACCGCTACCGCTGCTGCGGCAACGGCGTGGTCGCTCCAGTTGCCGAGTGGATTGGCAGGCGCATCGTAGAAGTAGACCGCCGCTGGCGGGAGGAGGGCAAATGAGCAAGCAGTACGAGTTTGTCAAGGCAGAGCAGCGCAGTCCTGAGTGGTTCGCACTTCGGGCTGACGGCATCACGGCGACCGACGTGTCGGTCATCGCGGGGCTGAATCCGTACAAGACGCCGTACCAACTCTGGGCTGAGAAGCTCGGCAAGTATGAGCCAGAGCCGGTGGGCGCTGCTGCGATTCGCGGCATCCTGCTGGAGAACACGGTGGCTGAGTTCTACGAGATGGAGACTGGCCGCGAGTTGCGCCGCAGCAACGGCATTGTCCGGCTGAAGGAGATGCCGTGGGCAATGGCATCACTCGACCGCACCATCGTTGGCGAGGATGGCTTGGTGGAAATCAAGACCAGCACCTCACCGCGCTGGAGCCTGCACCCAGTGCCGCCAGAGGTAGTGGCGCAGGTGCAGTGGCAGATGTTTGTGACTGGCGCACCGTGGTGCGACATCGCGGTGCTGCTCGGTGGTCTGGTCTTCCGCATTGAGCGAGTGGAGGCCGACCTGAACTATCAGACGCAGCTCTACGCGAAGGCAGTGGAGTTCCGCAATCTGCTTGCAACCCAGACGCCGCCTACCTTGCAGGGCGAGGACAGCGACGCGCTGGCGCAGGTGGTGCCGCAGACGAGTGAGGAATACGCGCAGGCTGACACCTCGCTAGACCGGCTCGCGGCCCTCTACGCTGAGAAGCAGTACGAGTCGCGGCTGTTGGACCAAGAACTTCAGAACCTTGCCATCGGTCTCAAGGAGTCCATTGGCGAGAAGGTCGGCATCGTCGGTCAAGGGTGGTCAGCCACCTGGAAGCAGAACAAGGCAACGGTCAAGACGGACTGGGAGAAAGTTGCAGAGACGCTGCAAGCAGTCGCGCCAGAGACCTATGCCGAGGCGGTCAAGCGCCACACCGCTGAGAAGGCAGGCGCACGAGTGTTTAGGTTTAGAACAGAGGAGGGACTATGAGCAAGGAAATCGCAGCAGCACTACTCGCTCCATTCGAGGAGAAAGACCTCAAGCACCGACCAGGCAGAGCCGGCATGACGTTCACATACGCAGATGCTCGCGCCGTGGCGCAGCGCCTGGATGACGTCCTCGGCATTGAGGGCTGGCAGTTTGAGGTGAAGGTCGCAGACGGCGCTCGCAACGTCGTGCATGGCTCGCTCATCGCCGTCATTGGCGGCAAGACGACCATTCGGCAGGACTTCGGCTACCCGAACTCAGCACAGGACGACGAGCCGCTCAAGTCAGCGGCCAGCGACGCGCTTCGTCGCTGCGCCGCGCAGCTGGGGGTGGGCAGGAGCCTCTATTCACCAGAGAAGGGTGTCCCAGTACCACTTGGCCGTGTTCCGCGCCTCTCCGTGGCTCCTACACCCCTCTCCGTTGATTCTACGGAGGGGTCTGGGGCTGCTTCGGATGATGCCATCCTCGCTGCGAAGGCTGCAATGCTCTTTGCTGAGAACGTTGGCGGTGAGTTCTGCAGCCACGGTGAGGCCTGGCAACTCAAGCCAGGCGGCGTGAGCAAGGCCACCGGCAAGCCGTACAACCCATTCTGGGCGGCTTCTCACAAGACGCCTGACGGCGGGTGGTGCAAGGACAAGCCAAGCCGCGAGTTCGTGGCGAAGCAGAGCGGCGAGCCACCGAAGCCGAAGATGGTTCCTGAAGACAGCCAGAACCTAGAAGACCTGCCGTTCTAACGGCTGAGAGGGGGACGAAATGAATCTTTGGATAAAGTGGTCAGCACAAGCGCACAAGGATGCGGTCATCAGCAGCTTGACCGACACGCAGTTCCGAGCGTTCATCACCATCCTTGAGGTGGCGAAGGAGATGCGGAAAGGTGGCGAGTTCCGCGACCGAACACATCTTGCAACGGTCATCGGGCCACGCCTCGGAAGGGCAGTGCCTCGACTCATTGCCGAGGGTCTCTTGGAGGTGTCTCAGACCGGTGTCGTGACC